TTAAAAATTTACATAGCTACTGAAAGCATCTGTTGCTTCTTTAGTAACTTCATCAGAAACATGAGTGTAAGTATCCATAGTTATTTGTAAAGAAGAATGTCCTAAACGTTCTTGGATTATTTTAGACCTAACATTATCTGATTCGAATAATAATGTTGCGTGGGTATGCCGAAAACCATGACAACCAATAGAATGTAAGTTAGCCTTTTCTGCCAATCTTTTGGAACGTTGGTAAATGTCTTGACTTCGGAACATGGTACCATCAATTTTTGTAAAAATAAGCTGTGTTTTAAACCCACCTTTTTTCATTAAAGCCTCACGCTGTCTAAGTTTCCATTTTTTTAAGATATAAGCAGTCTTGTTATCAAAAGAAATTTTACGAATAGAATTGGGAGTTTTAGGATCGTTTATAGTCAATCCATTTGTACTGATAGCAGTAGTTTTATTTATATTAACTACCTGCTCTTTAATATCAATATCATTCCAATTCAATGCTAAAGCTTCACCAACACGTATACCAGTAAAAGAAAGTAAGCGAAAAATAGCACAGTCTAAGTCAGCATAGTATTTTAGAACTAAACTTTCTTCTTTGGCTTGATTGGCAATGCTATCAGCTGTATTTAAGAAATGTTCCAGTTCGTCTTTTGTATAGAACTTTCTTTTTGTATTCTTTTCTATTTTCTTTAGCGAACTAGGCTTAGTTATTTTCTTAAATGGGTTTGAGTCTATTATTTCTAAACCAACAGCATAGTCACAAACACGAGAAGCATAACTCAAAAGTACTTTTCCCATTTCATTCTTTTTATACCATTCATTAACAGATTTTTGCACGATCTTTACTGTTAAACGCTCAAGTCTCATTTTCCCGAATGTGGGTAAAATGTGTTTTTTCATACGTCGTTCAGTAGCTATGAATGTGGATTCCCTAACTGTTTTTTTGTATTCGTCCAACCACATATAATAAACTTCTTCAAAAGTGGTTAAACGAGTATGCTCGTTAGCTAGATTTCCATTATCAAAATCTAATTTTTTTTGATTAAGCTTGAGCTGTGCTTCTTTTTTTGTATTACAGTTTCTGATAGTGACATTAATTTGTTTTCCAGTTAAATAATCTACGCCTAACTAGGCAGTTACTTTCCAGTATTTTTTCCCTTTTTTTGTATATTGTTTAAAAGTTGCCATTGCTTATCCTTTCCACTTGGGCAAGCGAATAGAAGGAATGACAAATTTCTAGCACCTCCTTATTAGATTTTAAAGCCCCTGGCATGAATCGAACACGCTAGAACTCACCAGAGAGGGGAATAATAAAGCATATGTTTTTTGTTAAGCAGTGCGCGTTACTTTTTATTCTCTAATTTTCTAATAGCTTTTTCTAAATCATTTATTTTTTTTATTAGCATATCTATTTTTTCATCTTTTTCATCATTGTTATTAGATTCATTACTTTTATTAAAATATTCAGTAATAGTAGAAGTTAACATACCAACAAACCCAATTCCCACAATCATCAAAATGATTGCAGCAATTCTTCCTAATGGAGTAGTTGGAGAAATATCACCATACCCGACAGTTGTTGTTGTTACCAAAGCCCACCAAAACGCATCAATATATGGAACGTTTTCTGCATATGAGTAAATCATTGCTGAAATAACAATGAGAACCGAGCTTAAATAAATCACGTTTAAAAATCCATTAGTATTTAAAAATGATTTAGTGTTTCTTGTTAATTTGCCAACCACACCTATCGCTCTTGTTAGTTTTGCTAGTCTAGCTATTTTAGCTATTCGAAACAACCTAGCGATTCTAAAGAAAGAAAAAATAGCATCAAAAGGAATTATCGCAATCAGATCAAAAATATTTTCTTTAAAAAATTTGATTTTATTTTTTGAAATAAAAAATCTAACAATGTAATCAATTGTAAATGTGATTAAGATAATATTATCAATAATGTTAAATGGTGGATTACTAATATTAATAACATTTGAAAAATCAAGAATAACTAAAGCGATTGAGATTAATGCTAAAACAACAATAGAGTAATTATAGAATTTTTTAGTCATAAACTCACCGTTATATTTTATTTAAATTTAAAAGTATGGATAATGTTTAACTGGTCGTCTACGATTACAATGCTGTTACTTTTTTCAATATTTTCTTTACTTGAATGTATTTTTATTTCAGCATCATTAGTTGATGTATTATAACTTTTTACAATTTCTTCTTCCGAATCAGCAAAATAGTGATTACCTTCGCCTAGTTTAAATTCTTTGTTAAATCCAGATGGTGTTTCTTTATAGTCTATTTTGAATTTAACATTTAGAGTTTCACCGTTTTTTTCAACATTAGAAATAGTAATTTCTTTGCCGTCAATTTTAGCAGAATTATTTTCTATAGATATAGAATTATCTGTGCAACCAGATAAAATAAAATTGAAAGATACGATAGTTAGTAAGCTAATTAAATACATTTTTTTCATTCTATTTATTCCTCGCTTTGTACGAATTTTACTTCAAATAAATTTCTTGTCCCATTTTTAAGTTGTAATGAGCTATAACATTTGAGTAATTGTATTGTCCTTCATATTTTTCGATTAAGCTTCTAAACATATATTGTTCTGCTTCGGTTTCCATCTTAGAACGAAAAACAGGAATTTTATACAATGCCATTATATCTACATGGTCTTTTACATGCTTTAATTCGTGATATATTGCTTCTTCTTGTTCTGATGGTGTTAAATTTTGATTTACAAATATGATACCGTAGGTAGGGTCGAAACATGCGCGTTTGTTCAAAGTAGTAAAAACTAACTCCACATTATATTCTTCTACCAACTCTTTGATACTTTTCATATAAGCACAACCTTTGACTTATTTCCCGAATCTACCCTTTAAATATGCACGGATAACTTCTCTGTCATGATCATCAAGTGGTTCACCGTCAAAGCTCATGACGTTATCCAGTACATCATCTAAATCATCAGATTTTTTTTCATCAGTTGCTTTAGTATTATCAGTTCTTCCCAATAGATAATCTACAGATACATCAAAGTAATTAGCTAAAGTTTCTAGTCTATCTTTAGTAGGATTATCGGAAGTTTTCATACGATACAGAACATTTTTTGGTAAACCTAATTCTTCTTCGATTCGATTTAAGGATTTTCCTCTCTCTTTTGCTAATAATTTGATCCTATCAAACACTGTCATAATAACATTCTCCTTAAAAGTTACAAGAAAAATAAACTTTTATGTTAAAAATACTTGCATTTATTTAACATAAATGTTAATATGATTCTTGTAAACAAGTTAATCAACTAAAAAGACAACAAAAAACACTATTGATAAATAAATGCTAACCGCCAAGAAAGCTATAAAATCAACGTTTTTAATGTCTTATTTAGCTATGAACTGATTTTAACATTAATGTTAAAACAAGTCAATGAAATTTAGAAAATAGTTGATTAATTTGTTTACTAATTTAGAGAAAGGAGAAAAAACATGGCAAATATTCAAGAAACACGTCAAAAAATCTTGAATCACTTTGAGAAAAATCAATGGGAGATTCCTGATGTAGCAAGTGCTTTAGGAATTACAGAACAATATCTACGTAAAATCCTAAATAATCCAGAAAAACATCTGAAACAAATGACCGATATTATTGCTTATTACAAAATCAGATAGGAGGTGTAAAAAATGGAAGTGATTTTAACTCCAGAAAATGAAGCTTCTCTAAGAGATTTTGTACACGGAATTATTGTTGATGAAATAGAAAAAGTACGAAGAGATACCGCAGTTGATAAGCGAGTCTTAAATCAAACAGAGATTGCAAAATATTTCAATGTATCCACAACAACAATAAGAGAATGGGAGAAGCTAGGGCTTCCGCATGGATCAGTAAGTAAACAAGGGAAGTTCTACGACAAAGAAGAGTGTCGCAGATGGCTTCTATCACAAAAAAGATAAATCTTGGGCAAGCGAAATTTAGGGAGGAAATAATATGAAAAAAATATATCACTTGAGACGTATAGCGGCGCTGTTGGTTGTGTTCGGACTAGGTCTATTGGTAGGTGGAAATATTGGACCATTAATCCAAAACATGTATATAGCGGTTTTTATCATTTGGCTTTTAATTTATAATTTAGCGCTTGAAGATCGCGAGGTGAAGTAAATGAATGTATTCGACGTAATAGGAATAGTCGCAATTCCAGTAGCTATCTTGTGTTTTCATAATTGGATAATTGGTGAGCGATTAAGTGAAGCTGAAAGCCGAATAAATAGTTTAACCATTCAACAAATGAACTCACGACCAACATTTCAAGATAGTAGGACAGGAGCCGTTTTACCAACCCGACAACAAGCTATACCACCACAAATGAAAACTAAGACTAAATCGGTTTTGAATGAACATGAAACTGAAATGGTTAAAGAAGTAGTGATAGAAAAAATCGATGTATTGAAGAATAATTTGCGATTTATGCGATCTAATCAACGCGAACACAACAACGTTTATACATTAAATCAGCTTGAAAGACAATTGACTCTGTATGAAAGAATTTACAAAAAGATGTCTGATAATGAGGAATGAAAAGATGGAACAACAAATAAAGACCCACTTCGACGTCCATCAAAGTAGGTCAATCACAAATATCAAATTCAAGGAGAGTGTACCACATGAATAAAGAAATTGAAAGAATGATTATTGAACTTGAAAAAGAATGTAAGGCACAGAATGTTGAACTTCTTCTATGTGCTACAAATTTTGAAACAGGCCAAGGAAGTACTGCTTTTTGTGGTTCAGTTATCGGGTTAGCTATACTCTTGCAAAAACTTGTAGGTGATCTAAAAGAGCAATTAAGTATAAGCGAATCTTGTGATTGTCCAGAATGCGTAGCAGAAAAAGCCGAAGATGCTGCAAATGAAAAATCTATGGATGAACTACTAACTGCATTTTTACGAGGTGAACTGCAATGATTGAAGTAAGAGGTTTAAGTGATGATGTTTACGAATTAATGTTAGCGAATGCTCAAAATAGAATTGTTCAATCAATTCGAACTGCAGCAGCAAATGGTAATACAAGTTGCGTAGTGAATAGTAAAGGTCTTACATCAACGTTTTTATCTCAATTAGAAACAGAAGGATTTGATCACGTTGAACTTGAAGAAAACAAAACGAAAATATTCTGGGAGTGGTGAAAATGCCTGAATTTGATTCATTAGGAGCTAGGCAAGAGCCGCCAGAAGAAAAAGAAGCATTAGAGCCAACATGGGAATATGACGAAGAAGAGGAGAATGACAATGAGTAACGATTTAGATGTAATAGCAGAACAAATTATAGTAGCAGTGATTGAACCGTTTTTACCTGCTTTGTATGAATTTCAAGAAAATACAAAAGATATGATTAAAACAAACGCAAGAACTTATAAAGAAGCAATGGACTTGCAAAGAATGATAGATTCTAAAGTCGACAGCATTTTGTTAGATGTCTTTGGTAATGAGGACATCATGAGAAAGGATAATGCGTTTAGATTACTAAGTGCGACTTTATTATGGACGTACAAAGAAATAGAAAAAGAAGCTATGAATCAAGAAATCAATCCATAGCAAAGTTTGTTGTAAATTTTAGATGTATGCATAATGCTCTTTTAAAATGTCATAGGCAGCATCAACAGCTCCTGTATATGTGGAACTGTTTTGTTCTTTCTCTATAGCGGAGAAAAAGTTTCGTAATTTATTTACAAAACTCAAGAAATAATTGTTCTCACCAAAAACAATCAAAATGTCTGCTTTCTCTGCTTCTAATCGGAGTAATTTTAAATGCGCATTGAGTTCGTTTCTGCTAAGGCTTCATGCTTTACGCTGAAATGAAACCGTATCGCCGAAGCATTTGCCATGATACTTTTAGCGCAGCATTTAGCTTCATCTGAATAGATAAATTTCATATAAATATCACCTCACTTAAAAATATTATACCAAGAAAGGAACATAAATATGAGTAACGATTTAACACAAATGACACAACGATCTTTAGATGAACAAGTCATCGGAAATTTAAATAGATTGCAAGAGCAAGGGTTAGAAATGCCACCAGGCTATAGCCCGCAGAATGCTTTGAAAAGTGCTTTCTTTGAATTAACTAACAATTCAGGAGGGAACCTTCTTCAGTTGGCAGCTAACAATCCAGAAACTAAAACATCTATTTCTAACGCCTTGCTTGATATGGTTATCCAAGGATTATCACCTGCGAAGAAACAATGCTATTTCATTAAATATGGAAATAAAGTTCAGCTTATGCGCTCATATTTCGGAACTATGGCTGTATTAGATCGAGTAACTGGAGGGGCAGATATCACGCCTGTTGTAGTAAGAGAAGGCGATGTATTTGAAATTGCTATGGATGGTCCCGACTTAGTTGTTGCTAAACATGAAACATCCTTCGAAAACCTAGACAACGACATCAAGGCTGCTTATGTGGTTATTAAGCTAGCAAATGGTAAAGAAGTAACAACCGTCATGACAAAGAAACAAATTGATAAGTCATGGAGCAAAGCAAAAACAAAAAATGTTCAGAATGATTTTCCAGAAGAAATGGCAAAAAGAACTGTCATCAATCGAGCTTCTAAATATTTAATCAATACTAGTAACGATAATGATTTATTTGTGCAAGCTGCTAAAGACACACTCGAAAATGAATTTGAACGAAAAGATGTGACACCAGAGCGAGAAGAGCAAGCTGCGGTACTTGAAGAAAAACTATTTTCCAACAATAAAAAAGCTGTTGATAAAGAAAACGATAATGAACGAATTACACGTGTAGCTGACGTACCAGGGCAACCCGATATTGAACAAGTCAAACCAATTGAAAAAGAAGATTTAACGAAAATGGCTGAACAAATTTTAGAAGAGCCAGTTCAGGAAACTTTAGATGTGATGGCTGGTTATGAAACCAATCAGAAAGAGAGTGAAGCTGATGTCTCAACGATTGAAGAAGACGATTATCCTTTCTGATGAAAATTATTATTCACAAGAAGCGGACCTAGCTTATATGTCTGTCTCTCAATATAAAAAATTTCTTGAATGTGAAGCTGCAGCTCTTGCCAAGTTAAAAGGTGAATGGACACCAGAGAGTGACCCGAAAGCATTGCTAGTTGGTAATTATGTTCATTCTTACTTTGAATCACCAGAAATTCATGAAGCATTTAAAGAAGAAAACAAAAGTAAGATGTTTTCTTCAAGAAAACCGTTTGGCCTACTGAAAGATTTCCAAATTGCGGAACAGATGATTGAAAGATTAAAAAAAGAAGAAGCCTTTTTAAATATTTATCAAGGTAAAAAAGAAGTAATCGTCACAGGTGAAATCGGCGGTGCAATGTGGAAAGGGAAAATTGATTGTTTAAATTTAGAAGAAAAGTACTTTGTAGACATCAAGACAACCAAAGATATACACGAGAAAAAGTGGGATGAACGTTTAAACAGAAAAGCAAATTTTATTGAACGCTTCGGTTACGTGTTGCAAATGGCTGTTTATTGCGAACTGCTTCGGCAACAATATGACAAAAATTTTCTTCCTCTCATTGCAGCCGTTTCGAAACAAACACCTAGTGAAGCAAAACTAATCACTCTTAGCGAAGAAAAAATGATTTACGAATTAGAAGAATTAAAAGAAAACATCGAGCATGTTGTGCGAGTTAAAAATGGTGAGGAAGCACCAGTTAGTTGTGGAATTTGTGAATATTGTAGAGGACACAACAAAATTACAAATTTTACCAGTATGGACGATTTATAGGAGGTGCATAACGAATGAATACTGGATATATAAAATTGTATCGAAAAGTGACTAATTCATTCGTTTGGACCAATTCCGATATGTTCAAGCTTTGGATACTTTGTTTAATGAAAGCAAGTCATGAAGACAGGAAGTTTTTGTTTAATGGTCAAGAAGTACGCTTGACAAGCGGACAATTCGTCACGGGAGCCCATGCGATAGCAAAAGAGTACAACGAAGGAGTGTCGAGTGACAAAGCGATTGCATGGCGAACGCTATGGAGATGGCTTAAGAAATTTGAAAATGAAGAATTATTGACAATCCAGTCAAACGCTAGATACAGCGTTATAACAATAAAAAATTGGTCTGATTATCAATCAGGTGACAAGCCGTTGTCAAGCCAAAGACAATCGAGTGACAAGCCATTGACAACATACAAGAATGAAAAGAATGATAAGAATGAAAAGAATGTTGTAGTAGTAGAAGAGCAGCAGTCAGTTTTTCAACTTTATCAATCAATTTTCGGAATGCTAAATTCGGTCACTACTCAAAATTTAGAGTACTGGTGTAATGATTTATCAACTGAATTAGTAAGTGAAGCTTTAAAAATTTCCGCAAAATCAAATGCTAGAAATTTCAAATATACAGAAAGCATTTTGAGAAATTGGGAACAAGAAGGCGTTAAAACTTTAGATGATGTAAAAGCTTTAGCCGTAAAAAGAGAACGTAATACAACCAAGCAACAGAAATCAAACACAGGTCATTCGGATTACGATGATCTTGGATTTTAGGAAGTGAAAGAATGAAGTCGGCATCAGATGGATTTTCAAAAATGATTAAAACATTGCTTTATATCACACCTGATCCATGTCCAGATTGCGGAGGAAATCTTTATGCTTGGCGTGCAAAAAACAAGGATGGGTCCGATAGATGTCCGCCAACTTGCATGGAATGTGGCTATAAAGCACGCAAAAAAGCAGAAGACCTCGAAACAGAGAAAATGTTTAACGATAGTTTGAAAGCTAGAGCGATTAATTACCTGAAATATAGCTCGCTTTATACCGACAAAAATTTAATTAATTGTCGTTTTAAAACATACAAAACAGTAGACACAGAAACCAAGCTTGCTTTTGAAATTGCAAATCGAGCCACAACTGAAATTCTTTTGAATAAACCAATTCATATGATTCTTTCAGGAAAAAGCGGTGTTGGTAAAAGTCATTTAGCTATGTCAACGGCTTGGGAAGTGTTGGAGAAATCAAACTATGATAAACGCTGCTTATTTATTAGCTATGCGGAACTCTTAGAACAGCTAAAATTTGCGATGAATGATGAGCAAGCCAGAAAAGAGATAACAGGTAGTTTGATGGCAGAAATCAAAAGCGCAGATTTAGTAGTTCTGGACGATTTAGGAGCCGAGTTGGGAGTTAAACAAATTGATGATAGGAATAAAAGTACTAACTTCAATAACGACACCTTGAATCGCATTGTAGAAGCTCGGCAGAATAAAGCAACTATTTTTACTACGAACTTAACTGGTAAAGAAATGAGTCAAGCCTATGGTGAGAGAATCCTTTCTCGCATCATGAGTAATTCACAAGGATTTGTGATGAAAATTGAGGGGACATCAGACAAACGAGTATCAGGTATCTAAAATATTATTTTTAGCGAATATATTCAACGTAGCGCAGTTTTACAATCAAGTGAATATAAATAGATATAAAGAAAGAAAAACGGCTTAAAACGCATTTTAAAGCCTTAAAAACAAATCGATAGAAAGGGGAATCATTCAATGCCGTATGTAGTGAAAATTTCAGCCTATCTTGGCAAAGATGGTCGACCAGTAGCCAATTTAAAAGATGCTGTGTTATTTGAGCATAAAGAGACAGCAGCTATCGCAACAATCGTATCTGGCGGAACTGTTTCAGAAGTAAAGGAAGCCATCATAATGCCAGAAAAACCGAATAGGTATACACCAAAATCTACCAAAGTAGATTTTAAAAAGGAACCAATTGAAAAAGCAACAAAAGATAACCAAGCTTGGATGAAAGGGGCTAAATGAGAATGAAGTGTGTTAGATGTCAAGATCAGCGTGTGATTTGGGGAAAAGACAGATTTAATTATGCAACACCTATTCCATGCCCAGAATGCAACAAAGATGGAAAAGCAGTTCGAGCGGAAACTGCGACCAAGGAAAGGGAGTTAAAACAATGCAATCCCCAACAGCCTTAAATAAGCGAGGAAATAAAGTCACGATTGATGGATATATATTTGACTCGGAAAAAGAAGCAAAGTTTTATCAGCGATTTGTCAAAAATTGTGGATTGCCTTTTGAGGTACACCCAAGATTTACAATGTACGAGAAGTGCGAAATACCAGGAGGAAACATTTCGAGCATTGCCTATTCGCCAGATTTTATCATCAAGGATCACGATGGCAATTGGCTACATGTAATCGATATAAAAAATAGTTTTGGTGCCTATGGCATTGATCAATCAAATAAGCTTAGATTTAGACTGTTTGCCATGAAATATGGTCATCCAGTCGAGGCGGTTGTTATTAGATCAAATGATTTTAAAGTCATTACACAAGGCGTAACTAAGCCGCTTAATGAAAAAAAACCATTCATCACAAATAATTTTAACTATCACTGGCGACAAGCCACAAACTACTAGGAGGTTTTACCATGACAAAACAAGTAAATTTCAGACCAGAAGTGAAAAAAGTGACATCTAAATCAAACGGAAATATCGAAGTACTATTAGTGGTTAGCAACGCTTCATTAAAAGGAAAATATGAAAGTTTAAACGAATTTTTAGGCAAAACAGTATCAACGACCATTGAGCCAGAAACAGTGGAATACAAGGTACCAGTAAACAAACAGACCAATAAGCCGAATGTCGAATACGTTGTAAATAACGACGGAACAGTTGAAATCCTAAAAGAAGAACAAACTTCTTTAGAAATGGGCGATGATGTGCAAGAAGTCGAAGAAGTTGCTGTGCAAGTATCGAAAGAAACTATTGACGAATTCATCAAGAAGGCAACGACTATCGAATGGCCAGAATCAGTAACAATCAACGTTCGTGGCGTGTTGCATCGAATCGATGAAGGGGAAGCGCTAGAAGAAATTGCAGCTGATCATGATGTTTCAGTTGAAAATCTAATCAACCAAGTTGAACTTGCACGCCAACATTTTGCACCGTTTGCAGATTCTTGGAGCAAAAATAAAGAGAACATCATTTTCCCTGAAAAGACAGTTGAAGATGATGAAGAAGAAATCGAAGAATAACTCGTAGAAAGTAAGTGTTCATTTTGCTTGAGATTTATTACACGCCAACATCCGCAATTGTTGCGGATGCATTGGCTAAAACTTATGAAGTCGTTACTTTAGAAACAGCTAGAAATATCGCCAAGAAATTTAAAGCTAGTTTAAAGCAGAAAACAGACCTTTATGTGATTGAGGGAATTTTGATTGATGCTGGTTATAAAAAAGAGCCAGTGAATTTATAGAAGGGAGTGGAGGTTTGCGGCCGCATAAAAAAGCTTTTTGCTCCTTTGAAATTATGAAAAAAATACTTGATGCTTGCTGTGGTAGCAGAATGTTTTGGTTTGATAAGCAAAACGAACAAGTTTTGTTTATAGACAACAGAGAACATTACGAAAAATTAGATAGTGGACACGTCATCGATGTTAATCCTAATCTAGTTGCAGATTTTAGAAAGATGCCTTTTGAAGATAACTCGTTTTATCATGTAGTATTTGACCCTCCACATTTATTGAGAGCTGGTAGTAACAGCTGGTTGACCAAAAAATATGGGAAGTTGAATGAGCAAACTTGGAAAGAAGATATACAAAAAGGTTTTCGTGAGTGTATGAGGGTTTTGAAGCCCAATGGGACGTTAGTTTTTAAATGGAATGAGGACCAAATCAAGCTATCTGAAATATTAAGCATAATTGATTATAAGCCGTTATACGGAAATAAAAGAGCAAAAACGCACTGGTTAGTGTTCATGAAAGTAAGTGAAGAAAATGATTCCAAAAATAGAAGTATGGATGCATGATATGTCCGTTGGCTATCCTGTGTGGTTTGAAGTAGATTCAATTGATTATCTAGAAAATTCGTTTGTTATAGTAGATGAATTT